TTTAACCCCTCGCCAGTATTTACTAACCCAAGACTTTCTAATACACCTGGTTTTTTAACCTCTTCCATGACCGATGATCCGACTGGAGCTTTGTTTATAAATTTCTCACCAAGATATCCACCATCCATATTTACATCTGGTTTGACGTTTAATGCACCACCAATATCTTGTGCTGGCTGACGCATACCGAAGAATTCACTGACACCACCTTGTCCACTCATACCACCCTTTAACGCTGATGTGCCAGCACTAAAGGCTACGTTTCGTAAAACATCTTCTGGCTTTGCACCACTAGCTAATCCAAGTCCGGCTTGAAACAGAGCTGGATTTGTTTTTGCAAAAGCTCCTATGCCACTGAGTAAAGCATTGCTAGATCCTGCTAAGCCAGGCACTAATACACCTAATCCGATTTGTCCAACAGGACTTCGTATTAAATCTTTAGCTGCTTTGAAGATCTTTTTAAACATTTTTACTCCGGTAGTGTATGTGCTCCAGCAAATACATTAGGAGCTGTTACGTGAACATCTCTTCTTATATCTGCCTCTGTGGTTTCTGTGTTAGGATCATCAATATCTGCCTGACATTCCTCGTGAGAATTATATTCTCGACCTGTTTTAGTATTGGTTACAGTAGTTTCTACTTTTGCACTATAAACAGGAACTTTTTCACCATCGATCTCGTCATAACGCAAGATTTTAGGTTCATCTACAATTTTCGCCATACTATAGTTTTATAGGCGAAAAACTAATAAATCAACCGATTATTGAAACCCAATGTTGCCTGAAATTGATATTCTATATTCGTCTGATGTGTAAAAAGGATAGACTTGATGATTTAAAGATGCAGGAAATAATGCCATTTTACCCTCCCACTCTTTATCTGCAGGAACTGCATGAGACACGATCTGTCCCATGTCGTTGTTCATTATAAAAACAAAATGACCCGCTCGTATTTCATCCTCTTTCATGTGGGGAAATCTAGCTTTTTCATCAGACATACTAAAAGGAATTTTGTGCCAAATGACAAAACTAAACAAACCATCATGTACATGAATAGGATTAAATTCGTGTTTACTTTGATAATTTACCCAAAGATTGTGTAGTTCTAAATGAAATTTTTTTGTTTGATGCATACCACTTATTCTAGCAAAATAACCAGGATATTTATCAAAATGAGCTTGAATGCATTTATCAATTAAAGGCCATACGATAGGCTTGCCATCAGGTATCATAAACTCTTTTTGAATATTTCCTGCTAAATCGTGATTTGCTTTTTCGGTGTGTTTTTTATTTATGACTTCGTCTAGTTTTTTTGTAATGTCTTCTGGGACAGATGTTATTAAATACATTATTGTTGTTGTTTTACCTCTAATACTGATACTTCAACCATTGCTCTTGATGATGCGTTAGCTTGTAGTTTCATGGCATCTCCCTCTTGATAAACCATAGAGGTTGAAATAGTGTTTGTGTCTGACGCTGATACGTCTACTTGAAAAATTTGTAAATCGTTACTTCCGTCATTGTGGTCAATATTAACAGTTACTGCGCTAGATCCATCATAGTTGTGTGTATTTATAGTTTTTACAATAAAAGTAGAAACTGGCACTGGTGGACTTGCAGCCACATTAGCTGTAGGCACCGTAAATATAGTTGTCAAATCTGTTGTTGTTAGATTTGCAATAAATCTTTTAAATACGTCAGCCACTAAAGAACCATGCCCTTCTTGTAGACTCTTCTTGTGTATCTTGAGTATACTGTGTATTTAATTGTTGCACCATCTCTTCTAATTGTCTTATCAATTCTGCAGCCTGTGCTGCGTCGTACTCAGGTCTAGGATCAGGAAATCGTTGTAATGTTAATTTAGCCATTCTTCATCCTCTTTTGGTATTCCGTTTTTAACATGTAATTTATACTCTTTCTCATCATTTGATATTAATGATTCAATCAATGTATAATACAATATACTAGGTGTTTCATTCTTTAAAGTAATCTCGTTTTCTAATTTAAAGTTTTGATGTACCCACTCTCTAGGGTGTTTAATTATTAAATGTAAAAATCCTGGAGTTAAAGATATTTGAGATTTGGGTTTCATTCTTATATATTTTTGATCACCATAGTAAGCATGTATATTTTCATAATTTGTTTTTTGATAAGGCTTAGCTTTCCAATTTTGTAATAAATTAAAAGGAGTCATTATGTCATATTATAATTTCGTTTTCAAAATTTCTACAAAAATCAATTATATAAGAAGGTAATTCAATATAATAATCATTTTTCATAATAGATTTAGTATTAATTTTATGAAGGTTTTTATAAGTATTAAAAATATTATCATCATATTTAAGACCATTTACAGAAAATTGATCTAAATTTTTGAATCTGTGCTTAAAAGGTTTTAAATTTAAAAAGGTATAAATTCTATTTACTTCTTTTTTTGAATTATTAATAAAATTTTCATATTCTAATACAATATAGTTTTTTCGATTTAAGGTTTTTATACCATTTGAAATAGCTAAAATACTTCTAAGTAATATAGAATTTGAATTTATTATGCTCTCATATATTTCTTCGATAGGTCTTTGATCTTTGTTTTGTATGGATAAATTTATGAATGATTTAATGATTTCTATTAAGTTTCTTTTTAAGAAAATAAACTTGTAATTGTGATAATCATAATATTCTAAGTTTTTAGGGGTTGTCGCTGGGCTTCTATCTATTATAGTTTCTTGTTCCCAATCTTGATAGTAGTTATTGATAACTTTTTTAGAAATATTGTGTATTGATTTATGATCTGGGAAATTCATAAATAGGTCAGTGTTCTTTGTTTCATTTATTCTGTGAAGTATTTCGAATACTACAGAGTTAGCAGTACAAGCAATATTTCTATTTTGATTTAGAATTGAACCTATAACTGTATTCCCTGATCTAGGTAAGGAAACTAAAAAACATATTTGTTTCAAACTTAATTATCTTCTACCATCTGGTTGTATATCAAAACGTTGTGTGCCTAATCTCCAAGCAGTGCCTGTGGTATTAGATACGACATTAACAGTAAATTCTCTACCTCTGCCACGTAAACTTACAAATTCTGTTGCATCAGTAAAAGTGGCTGTCTTAATGGTGCTGGTGCTTGTGTTTGGATAGTTTTTAAATTCTAATTTAAAGTTTAAGGTACCTGCTTGATTTTGAACATCAGGTATAAGTTTTTGAACAAACAACATGTCATTACCTTCGCCTATCTCAACAGATCCTGATTTGACAAAAGCTGTCATTGCTGTTCCGTCTGCGTCATTACCTGTTTCGTGTAAGAACATTTGTGTTGCGCCATCTGTTAAGCCAGAGATTGTTTCATTATTGGCCGTGGTCGTTGGTAAGTAATCTGATGCCACAGGGTTCTCATAAATCTCCCTGTCAATCCATGTCGTTCTATCTAAAGTTCCCGTCCACCAAGTTTGTTCCAAATAATTATAGGCAACAACAGCATTAATTGTATCCGATCCTGTTCTTGGGTAAAACCACATGATTTCATTAAACTCACCATTATGTCCAACAAAAGCATTTTCAGCACCAGTAACATTAAGATTATCAAAAACAAATTGTTCCACTGTGCATGGTAATTTTTTTACTGTACCATCAAAAAGAAAGAATGAGTCTTGAGACATCCAGTACGCTACACCATTTAAATCAAGACCTGCATGTATACCAACGATACCACAATTCTGTCCAAGTTGTCTTAACCCAAATGTAAAAGGCGGACCAATAAATTGCATTGCGTGTAATGACGTATCTGTCCAAACTAATAACTGACCTCTGGATCTTTCAGCAGCCACTATTCGTGAACCGTCAGCTATTCTTAATGAGCCTGCAGTATTCTCTGCTGTAGGTTGATAGGTTGTAATATCTTCTTGATCTGAAAATCTAATTAGTAAGTCATCTTGTGAACCTGGTGTGCCTATCGTGTTTTCTGTGCCAAAAAACACTAAGTGTCTATCAGGTGTTGAAACTAAACTTAATCTTGATGCTGTTGGTGCACCTGATATCGCTGCGGCTCTTGTGCTAACACCAGTGGAAGTATCCCACTTAAAAGCACCACCATTTAAAACAGTTGCAATTAAATCTTCACCGAAGTTATCTAACGACCATTGTCTCGCTTCTAAAGTTACGTTTGATGTAGATCTTGGTGTACCCCATGTAGAAGCTCCCCATGTGTCCGTACCCCAACCAAAAGCTGGCACAGATGTTTCAGGACCAATATTAATTTGATATTTTGCATTACCTGAACCGCCACCTCCAGATGTAGATCCTGAGGCAGCGGCAGTGGTGGTAACAACATAAGCATTATTATTAGCCACTGATGTTATTTCAAATTCTTTATTCATGTCTAATCCGTCTATGGTAGAAAAGGAATCAAAAGTAACAAAGTCACCCTTTTGTGCTCCATGAGCTGTATCTGTTACAACAACGGATGTGGTTGCATTTGTAGTAAACGGATTAGTTAAGGCTTGTGTTTCCCTTATGGGGGTTATGTCATACGCTAGACCTTCCTCAATAACATAAAGCTTTCTATCAGTGCCGACAGCATTGTATCTTGTGCCATCTAAAGCTACCCATGCGTGTTGGTCACGAGCGACACCCACCAGAGTAGTAGAGATAAACTTCTCCCACCCTTTAATTTTTTGAGGCAATCCTTGAAAAAAGCGTACATTATCACCGTCTGTCCACTTGCCTTCGCCCGTGTAGTCGGTTACTTCTTTATTAATGCCTGGTGCTGGTCTAAAATTAACTAATGGCATTTAAGTAATATAGACTATATAATTCTAAAGTTCAAAATTAAAAGCTATTGATATTCGTTTATGTCTTTTATTACCACAACCTTCGACACTGTGAGGAGATACCCCATAAAAGAAAATTAAGTCTTGATTTTCTGGGTAAAAAGGCACTTTTTTATTAATTATTTGAGGGACTAAATGTTCAAAAACAATAGGGGTATTTCGACAGCAAACTTTATGATAATATACACAAGTTATTATATTTACGTTATGAATATGAGTTTTATTGTAGTCAGTCCCCTTATTTATATTTAACCAATAACAATCCAAATTAAAATTAACACCTTCACATAGTTCTTTCATACAATCGCAAACAAAATATTTGAGACTTTCAAAATCATGAACTAAAAGATTACTTTGATATCCTCCCACATTAGATTTATTTCTACCTTGATCTTTCTTAATTATTTTTTTTATATCTTTATCAATATCAAGTATATTGCCTTGATATTTTGTTTTAAAAAAATTTTGTTTATGCGTTATAATTTCTTCAAAGTTAATCATTTTGATTTAAATCTATAATTTGTTTCCATTGTCCTTCAGAAATACAAAAACCAAATACCCACATTACCCTAGGTTTTTTTGTACTAATTTTTAATACTTCGTGTTTAATTTTAGATACTCGATAACAGAATAATTCTCTTTCCACCATGTAATGTTTTTGCCCTCCGACAATGACCTCCCCTCCTTTATCTGGAGCTTGAGTGATAATATTACAATGTAGAGTATCTAAACCTTCTTGCCATTGAGGATCAATATGCTCATAACAAGTGTCTGTGTCATAAGCACAACTAGCTACAATTCCATTTTTAAAAGGAGGATATAGATTCTTTTTTTCATTCTCTTTCAAATTAAACTTTGAAATTATTTGTTTTCTGATTTCTAAAGATTCTTTTGGATAATTAAAATGTTTGTCTGTAGAAAATCTTGTAGTTTTTCTAATTCCTCCCATATCAGCAAATTTAAAAAAATCTTTTTCTTGATTTTGAAGAACCCAGTTTGTAAGAGCTATGGATTCTTTTTCAGATATAAAATTAGGTATTTTTACAACCTTCATTCTTTTTGAGCAACCAATGTTCCTACATGACCTTTAAATGCTCTATTACCAAAGTGTGTTAGAGGCATTGCTAAATCAGCCCAAATCTCTCCACCACACTCTTGCCATAATCTTGAAAAATAATAATCTTCAGATAAATATCTTTTTTGATCTTTTGTTTGATAAGGACCTACAGCAAATAAATCATAACAATTGTCTGACTTAAAATATTTTCCGTTTACTATTTGATCAGATTCATATTTTCTTTCTGGAAACTTTTTCATCATGGTACGAAAAACTTCTCGTTTTACTAACATCATACCAGTAGCAGCTTCCTGCACGGGAAAAAAACCATCATGACCTTTTAAATTTTCAGGGTTATCAAAATTAACATTATATCCTAAAGCTTTAGCTTCTAATTCATCAGGTGTTGCATTAGGATTTTCTTCTAATATTTTCTTCATTTTTTCTAAGTACAAATGTTTCCTAGGATAAATACCACATACAACATCCTTATCTGCACACAATAGTCTTTCAATATTTTGCCAGTTAAATCCAATGTCAGCGTCTATAAATAATAAATGCGTTGCCACATAATCTGTTTCATCCATCATCATAGATACAATCGTATTACGTGCACGTGTAATCAAACTTTCATTGCCCATTGATTGAAACCTTAAACCAACTTTTTTTGCCATACTCCATTGTTGTAATTCTAACAAACCATGAACTGTTGCCTCTGAAAGCATTCCTCCGTACATTGGCATACCAAGATATATTTTAAAATTCTTATCTTTTAGTTCTTCTGGTTTAATCATTATTACTCCTTTTTAAACCATGAAGGTAATCCTAACATTGGTCTCTTATCATTTATATTTTCTTTACCAAAAGGTCCGTTTGCATCATTATAGTGCATAAACACTTGACCACAGTCGTAACCTTCAAATGGATCTCTCCAATGCTCTAAATCATAACCTCTGTATATCAACATGTCTCCTGGATTTAAATCAACAATAACGCCTTTTTCTCCTTCTTGACCAGAAGGATCTAACATAATAGGCCAACTGTCTCCACCTAAGTTAAGCGTTGCAGATATCTCACAAGATGGTCGATCTTTATGTCGATGTAGTTCGTCACCATATTTATAAATTCTTGCATAAGTATAACAGGGAATTAGTTCAAGATTTGTAATACGTTGCATTAAAGGAAGAGTTCTAGTTAATAAAGTTTCCATTGCTACATCTGCATAATGAGAATATGTATTTGGAATTTGTGCGTCTTTCCAAGTACCCCATGTTTCATCGTAAGGCGATAAAAATTTACTTTCTTGTAATACCTTCGCTACTCCTCTTTTATTTTGAAAATAAGCATATACAAAAGAAGCTAGCTCGGGAGAAATAGCTTCTTTAATTACATTGTATTTATTTTTTTCAAAAAAGTTTTGTTCTTTTTTCTTTTTCATCTATCTACTCCTTCTAAAAAAATGGTCTTCCTAAATTCCAAATCACTAATGAATATCTTGTTCCTTTAGTAACAGGAGAAACTCTGTGCCAAACAAAAGATGGAAAAACTATAATAGATCCTCTTTTTCTAGCTTCTTTGGATGTTACCACATTAGGAGAGCTATCTGATCTATTACGAAAATCAAATTCTAAATCCCCACCTTCATAAGCATCTCCATCTTCTAAAGATACAGTAACCGATAGTTTTCTTATTAATCCATGTAAAGGCGTGGTAGGTTTATTATAAGGTTTATGAAAAGAATCTTGATGCCAAGTGTAATGTTGAGTTTCTGAATATTTTGTCCACTGACAAGATTCAGACATACTCCATTCAAAATTCCAACCTGCTTGTTTATTGGCTTCCTTAACAAAAGGAATTATAGCATTATAAATCCAAGGTTCATCCATCCAAACAATGGAAGAATTTCTTGTTTTATACAATTTTGATATGTCTTTTTGAGTTAATTCTTTATTGTCAAAATCTCCTGTCACACCAACTTGAGATGCTTTTTCATCACCGTAATTTATTAAATCATAACAAAGCCTGCTTGGAAGTGCAGATTCAAATACGAAAAAATAATTATCTAAAACCATTTATTGTTTTCCTTTCGTGTGAGGGTTATTAGAAAAGTCTAAAATAATATTTCCTGCAATCGTTATAGCATTGTTAGTCTTTTTAACAAAGTGTTCTAAATAACTAGGAAATATAACAAACTGATTTGTTCTACAATCAGGAATAAAATGTTGTGGCCCAAAAAAATTTATTTTTGAATATGAAGTGTGATAAAAAGATTCTAAAATATTATTTTGAGGATTTACAAAAACAGTTTTAACCTCTTCAATTTTTTTATAAATTATAAAAGATAAATCTGATCCAGGATGAATATGATTTTCTTGAAAATCGTTTTTATTATAATAATTTTCCCATATATCCAGTAACTGTAAAGTATAAGGAATTTGAAAAGTTTTATCTAATTGTTCTATAAATTTTTGATAAATATAATTTATACTTTCACTATTGACTGTGTTAGTCATTCCCACTTTTTTTGTGGTATTTATTTCTGATTCAAAAGAAACTTTTGTTTCTTGATTTTCTAGTTTTATTTTAGATGCATCAATATTGCCTATCCATATAGGCACAGAAAATAAATCAAGTTTCATTTAAAATTTATTAATTCTCTATCAATTGATATTTTAAACATAAATTTAAAACAGGTTCGTGATTTAAGTTTCTAACATAACAATGTCTAAGATTTGAGTCAAACATAACGATTTGTTTTGTTTTTAATAATACCCTATGTTTTTGATGTCTTTTCCTAGCGTATTCATATTCAAACTCTAAAAAAGAAGGCTTATCTCCAGTTTTACAAGTTATCACAGCAGTCATATCTGGAGAGTTTTCTAAATCATATTCATCAATATGATTATGATAATTGATACTTTCATTTTGTCTAATGACTAAACCAGCGAATGAAAGAAGTACAGGTGTTTTTTTGTAATATAAACGATAGTGATCTCTTATATAATCACTAATCCAAGTAATTTGTTGATCATATTCAAGATGATAATAATCTTTTAAATAGCTCGAATCATTGTTGTTTTGACAATTTTTATAGTAGAAATTTTCTAAAATATTAATATTGATTTTATCAAAATTAATAGGAAGAGTTGATGATAAGTTATTTGTGATAACACTTTGGTCAACCAAAGTTTTTTTGTAAAACATTTAAATTATAAAGACACCCAATTTAAATTTGTTACATCCCAATAAAAAGAACCCGCAGGGTCCTCTTGATCAGTCGCTGACCAACGACCATTTGATTCATCCCAAACAATATCGTAACTTTTTATAGGATCACCATAAACTTCAATTGTTGGAAAATCTACCGGGCAATCCCAATCACCTTTTGTTTCATTTAAAGTCCATGAAGCATAAGGCTTTGGTGGATAGAACATGTCTCTAGCTGAATCCCACGTCCAACCTAGTTGAGGATAATTTTTTCTGTAAGCTTTTGATTGATCGGCTGCTTCTTCATTATTGGCATCATAATATTTACCTTGTCTTGTGTTATAAGAACATTTAGCCCAAGATGACCAACCATGTATTGAAGTTAAAAAAGCAATTCCTGTTGCTTCATCTTCGATATTGGAATCATTAGTTGTGTTTGCATCAGCCACTACTTCAACGTTAAGAACTAAATTGTCATCTGATATTTTTGCAAAATGTGCCATTATTGAAACTTGTACCTTATTATAACTTTACCAGAACCACCAGAACCACCTGGCGAAGGAACTCCAGGAGCTCCAGGAGGATGACCTGTTGTGCCACCACCGCCACCACCAGTGTTTGCAGTGCCGTTGCCTCCTAATCCACGAACTTGTGGTCCATTACCACCAGCGCCACCACCGAAACCTACAGAAGGGACAGCGTTACCGTATCCACTGCCACCGCCGCCTCCTCCACCGACAGCTAAAGGACTTCCACCTATTGCAGTCGTTGCACCAGCTCCGCCTAAACAATCACGATTACTAGGAGTACTACCTTGACCACCCGCTGTGGATCCACCACCACCGCCACCTCCTGAGAAGGCACCGACGCCACCACCAGAACTACCTTGTGGGGGAGATACGGGAGGTGTGTTTCCAGAACCACCAGATCTTGGAAAGCTTCCATTTGCACCAGCGCCACCACCAGAACCACCAGCGCTGCCATTACCACCATTTGGTGCACCAGCGCCACCAGCCGCAGAAGTTATTGTTGAAAAAGTTGAACTTCCCCCTCCTCCTCCAACAGTAATTGGGTAGCCTTGAACAGAAACAGGGATTGCTCCACCCGGATTTGCTAAAGGACTAGATGTCCAGTCAGTTCCTGGTGCGGGAGCAGATTCTCTAAATCCACCAGCACCACCACCACCCCCTTGTCTAGGGCCTCCAGAACCAGGAGGTTCTGATCTACCAGAACCACCACCAGCACCACCAGCAAGAACCATGTAGTCAACTGAGTCAGAACCAGCAGGGTTACCTACTGAACTAACAGTAAATGTTCCTGAGGAATTAAAAGTGTGAATTTTCCAATCGCCATCAGTGGTTTCTGTACCACCAGAAGCGACAATATATTGTGCATTTGATTTTCCTTGTAGATCAGACATTGCAATTGCACCAGAGGGGACCTCTGCTAAAGCTCTTACAGGAGCAGCGTTCATATTTATTTGAGTGCCTGGAGAAATGTCTAATTCTGTATTGACATCGTCTAAACTAATTTGACCTGAGGGTGTTGTCATAGATTATTCTCCCTTCTTGAGGTCATTAACTTGTAACTGTAAATCCTTTACGCATTCGATTAATAAAGCACATAGACGATCATATTTTACGGCTTTAACTCCGTCAGGTCTTGTGCCTACGACCTCTGGTAAAACTTTCTCTACGTCTTGAGCGATAACGCCCACATCTGTTTTACGAACAAAGTAACCATCTTCTCCACCTTTAGAATCAATAAACTCTTGTTTCCAATCAAAAAGCACACCATTAAGATTTTGCACTTTTTCCATGGGTGAAGATATATTGTGAATATTTTCTTTTAACGCTACATCTGAAGAATAAAAAGCAGTGATATCATTTGTAGCTCTGATCTCACCAGTTGTTCCTGATGCTGCTGTGCCTACACCAAAAGAATCAAACTGAACATCATCCGATGTCCCTAAATCTAAACTATCTCTTGCAGTTGAACCTGTTTCTAAAACAAAGTTTGCACCATCACCAACAATAAAGCCACCATTCGTGACAGCTAATCCTGCTACGTCTTGAAGTTGTGCATCTAAACGAGCATTAGGTACTGTTCCCGATCCTAAGTTTGATGCGTTTAAACTTGTTAAGTTAGCGCCAGAAGCTGCGGGTAATGTTGCAGGGAATCTAGCATCTGGTAAAGTTCCTTTATTTAAAGCAGCGGCGTCTGTTGAACTTGCAATTTCTACATTAAAATCTGATGATCCATCACAATAAACAGTTGTGTGTGCACCTTGTGTAATTAAAGTACCGTTAGCTGTATGCCCTGTTGCTGCGATAGTTAAGGTTTGTGAACCTGTGGTATTATTAAAAAAAGTGTAATTACTTTCAACAGCAGGAATAAAAACAACAATATCTCCTGTTAAGGCACCTGTAAGTTCAATGACTTTATTTGAAGCTTCTGCTGTATCAGAGGCGTTAGCTGTTGTAAGAGTAATATTGGCTGAACCAGCCACAGATTTAGACAGATAACCTGCTGAAAAAGCGTCAACAACCTCTAGATTATTGTTAGTATTTGTACCCCATGTATTAGCATTAGCGCCAGTAACCATGAGTTCTAGTTTAAGTCTATCTGAATATGTGCTTGCCATGTTTTAAACCTCTTTAAAATATATATATTTGCTATTAAAACTCAACCTTAAATATAGTTGATGTTTAATACTACTCTAAGATTATTATCGGTGCAAGTGGTTCCTCCGTGTAAAGTATTTCCGTTAAATAACACAATTCTATTCTCTACAGAAAATACCTTATTTTCTCCAAAATAAGTATAACCATTATTAGTATTTAAATAAAAAACACAGGCTTTAATATCTCCCTCCTCGTAGTCAAGATGTGGTCTAGTTATTTCAATATTGGCAGTTTTAGGCTGTAAATTTATTTTAGCTCTATGTATGCTTTGAGCATTTAATTTATCAAAAATTGGAACAAAGTTTTCATAATTGTTAGAACATATTTGATCTTGAGAAACCAAATTATGTGTAAATTGATAATCATCATCTTCCTCTGAAACCGTGCCTTTGTTACAGTAATAAGGAAAATTATTATTATAAATAAGTAAGTCTTGTAGTTGTTTAAAATAGTCTTGTGGTAAAAAATTATCGATAACGTAGAACAAAATTAAATTAGGCTGCGCTTACTTCTGTCCATGTATTACTTGCACCCGTGACAACATTTGCCCATGGTGTAGAGAAAAGATTACCTGTTACTACTGATAAGTCAAGTCCTGTTACATTTACTAAGGCGCTTCCTTCAACTGTTTCTGTACCCTGAGCGAAACTCATAGCAACTGTAGAAACACTTACTGTAACTCCTGTGCCTACCTCTACTGTTTCTGTTCCTAATGTGAAAGATGATGATAAACTACCTAATGTAACTAAAGCATCAGCCTCTGCTACAGCAGTTCCTAATGCTGCAGTCATCGTCACTGACGTTGGAACTACGTCTAATGATGCGTCAACGGTTACTGAGCCTATTGCAAAATCTAATTGATCTGATGGTGCAATAACTCCTACACTACCTTCACCAGATACTGTTACCCCTGATAGAGCAACACCTACTGATAAACTGTCAAGAGTTTCTAGGGCTGTGCCTGTTTGTGATGTGGTGCCTAAGGCACCTGTCATTTCTAAACCAGTAACGCTGACTATGACACCCGTTCCTACCTCTTGTGTAGTTGTGCCAAGCGTAGTTGACATCGTCACGCCTGTGACGTTTGTAATAAATTCTATGTTTTCATTCCACGCAAAAGAACCCCAAGTTGATCTACCCCAACCTGTTGCTATTTGTGCGTCGACTGACTCAGTGCCTACTGCAAATGATGTGGATAACCCAGTAAGAGATACTGTAACCGAGCTTTGTTGACCCCATGCGCCTTCGCCCCAATTATTTTCACCCCAAGCATCTGCCATGGTAATGACTCCTTATATTAAGATAATCTTAATATAGCACTGTCTTTATCGTTGGTTGGGAATGCGATTGTGAATGTACCGTTTGTTGATGTCTTTACACTTCCAAAATCAAGAACACAAATAGCTGCGTTTGTTGCAGAAGATGATCTATTGTAGATCAATGCTGCCTGAGCAGATATTGTTGCTGATGTAAAACTTGCGTTTGCAAAGTCAACAAATGCTGTTGATGCTGTAACGCTAGTTGCTGTTAATCCAACAGTAGCGCCTGTTAGGGTTGCACCACCTGCTGCATATGTTCCTGAATTACCTACTTCATTTGTTGCAGAGTAGGCTGTTGTGTTTCCATTTAAAGTTGCAGAATCTGTATAAAGGGCAAGATTGATAGTGTCATTATCAATGTCATGATCCCCTTGAAGCAACTGCTGTTTAAAGGAAGCACAGACTGCTTGGTTTATTGCCATGTTTTATGCCCTCCTTAGGCTTTAGGATCTGCAGATGGTAGTGGTACTCTTAACACTCCGTCTACATACTCATCTCTTCGTTTACGTCCCATCTGCTCATTAGCGAAAGCTTGAAGAGCTGTTTGGAACTTCTGGGTGTATAATTGCATATCTTGTGTGTTTTTCAAGTATGAAAAGGTTTCTGATAATACACCATACAACAAAACCTCTGGTGCATTGTTAGATACAAAAGTTGTAGTAGATGTAGTTCCAGAGCCGTTACCTAAACGCTCCGGTGTTTCATCATACCACATTTCTACTGTGTAAGCTGTATTAGGAGTAGGAGCTACAATTAATGTTGTTGAGTCCCAATTAGCCCAATACTTTGGTTGACCTGTAAAATCACTATCAGTTGTAGATCTTTCTTTTGCATATTCGTCAATAAAGGTAGCATCTCTTTGCTCCATCCAAGTAATAGTTCCATCAGATCCATGTATTTGTAAACCTCTTGCAAATCTAAATCCGCCCTCTGGCCCAGATACATCAAGAAAACTGTTATTAGCTGTAAATGTAGTGGTTGCATATCTTCTTTGTGCGTCTGTGTCTATAAGTCTGTCAATTTGATTTTCAATATTTGTAAGAAAAACATTGATGACAGAGTTGGATAAAACATCAGATGTAACCTCTGTATAGTTTCTTACATTGTCTAAAAGTTCAGAATAATTCATGATATCACCACGCTTACTGTACCAACACTTGAACCTATAATCAACTCTCTGATTTCAGTAGATGGTTGCATACCATTTGATTCAAATGCTGAATCTACCGGTCCTCCTACGTTAACAATGACCGGCTCTTGTCTTGCAGGTCTAGGATCTCTAAGTGCTATAGGATCAGCAGGATGATACCCTGGATCTAATTGTGGATGCTTTGGTTCAAAACATTCTGGACATGTAAATAGTCCGTTCCATTCTTTTCTTAATTGTAAATATTTATATTGTTGACCGCATCTATCGCATATAGCTAATGAACGATTACCATTTGCAAACGTCATTTTAACCTACATAGAAACTACGAGGCACAATGTTTACAGAAGTTGATTGACTATCCTCAGTCAATGCTCTTTGTAATTCTGCTTCATATCTTCTTTCTAATTCTTGTGATCTTTCTGGTGCAACTTCTTGACCTAGATAATACGCAAGACCTGAAACTGTGCATGGTAAGAATCTAAAAGGTGCATCAGGATCATTGGTATAATCTCCAACATCTTGAATGCGACCAACATAAAAGTAGTTTATCTGTGTGTCAGTTGTATCAGGTGTTTGATATAAATTTATTTCTACATTAGCTCGATTTCTTCTTACATAATATTGACTAGGTGTTCCTGTTTCAAACTTATTAGGAATATTTTCATATTCTGACCTTGATATTTTAGTCATACTTGTATCAGTTGTTGTGCTACCATCTACTTTTCTAAATACTAATTCTAAAACATCAGACGCATCACTAGGAGCAGTATAGGTTGTTGTGCTTGCAGTTAAATTTTGTGTGTGATTTTTTACTTTCCATAAATGAATACCTCGGTTCCCCCACTCTGAAAAAAGCAAATTAAGATTATCTCTTGCTGCTTGTAGTTCATATCCAGTTCTTAAAGATTTACCACAACGAGCATAAGCACGTTCAATAATTCTATCAAAACTAAGATTGAAAGTAGTAGTTCCCGAGGTAGCCATTACATGCCTCTTCTTGCTTTATGAGGATTTGCGCCTGCAGAACCGCCGCCACGCATTTTATTAATCATGCCGCCGCCACGTTTCTTCATCATTCCGCCGCCTCTTTTTTTGACAACGCTTTTCTTTTTTTTATTTGCTCCGCCGCCGCCTCTCATCTTCACAACATTCTTTTTCTTCATCATGATGTCTTCTCCTTTTTAAATATACGTTCGTATTCGTCTTGCCTTGTTTTTACGACTTCATCGTAATACTCGGCTGGCCATTTTTCATAATAACCTATCTTATGTAGTTTGCAACTTGCTTCATATAGCTGCTTAAATTTTTGTATTAACATCATGGAATAAGCTAGGTCGGTCTCATATTTACAATTATCTGTCGGTTCTACTAAAAACTCTTGTTCTTCAACTGAAGCAGGATTACTAGGATGAAATCCCATAAAATAGACATCTCTTCTATTATATTTTTTGTTGTAAAAATCTATCTTATCTTGAAATTGTTCAGGTGTATATTGTTCCCAAAAAGGATCACAGAATATAATTATATCGTGCTTCTTTTTATTCCAATCTTTAAGAAGTGAGGTTAGGTGTTTTTCATATTTAGATTTGTCAGATCTGACTTCAATTCTAAGCTTACCGTCTTTTCTCCATTTAGCAGCAAAAGGACATGCTGGAAAACCTAAGTGCTTATTCATTGGTTCTAAGACGTACTTAGACCAATCAATTACATCATCTTTTATTTTTTCTGCGAGTTTTCTTCTTGACAATTGTTTTTACCATGGTCGGTTTACCACCAGGATTACCAGCTTGTTGTTTACGCCGAACGGCACTTGCTTTTTGACCTTTTGACATAGCTCTTGCTTTTGCTATGGGCACGCACTTAGGATAGTTTTTTCTTTTCTCTCCACCGCTTCTACCACATTTTGGATAAGATCCATCAGATCTTTTATTGGCTATGTCAACCCAATTCTCTTTTACCCAAGCACGTAAACCCTTTTTTGCCATTACCAGATTTGATTATAAATGGCCCATAAAACAACGACAACAAAAACGGCAGCGATTGCTTTACCTTTTTTATTTAAGTTATTCCATTTGCTCCATAACTTATTCATGATTTACCTCCTTAGACGTAGAGTTTGGTTTTTTTGCGTCTACTTGAATCAACCATGCCACAACCTGCTGCAACAATTGATCCACCATTAGCCATTCTTTTGAAAGATACGGCTTTTCTATTTTGAGAAATAGAACCACCCATTGCTTTTTTCTTAGCTTTATTTTTCTTGCCACCAGGTGTTATTTTTCCACTACACACAGCACTAGCATACATATTTGCGTATGCGCTAGGGTATACTTTAAATCGAGCTTTTGCTGCTGCTTTACCTCTTGGACATAGTTTTCCCATTTCTACTTCTCCTTATACTTACTTTACCTTTTTTAAATATATTAGCAACTTCTGTCTTACCCATTACTTTTGCTCGTTGTTCTCCGACGGTAAGGACTTGGATCTTCCTAGCAAATGGTTTTTTGCTTCTCTTAACCTTTGCAACCGTTTTTCTCGCTTCCGGTGGTGTAGCAAACTTAATACTGATAGTATCTTTAGGATTTTCATCTGTATATAATCTCCTTCCAGAACCCTTAGGTTTTTTTCCTGTTCCCTTTTTTGGATCTGCCATTTAATACTCCTTGTAACTTTTTAGCTTGTGCTGCATGTTTCTTTGATGCCTTACGTAGCGCACTAGCTACCTTTTTTATTTTTTTCATACCAGGTTTAGATACCTGTTGTTTCATTTGAGATCTAGATATCGCCATTAATAATCCACTGTCTTTATTAAAAACTCTTCAATCCACATTATTCTGTCATCCATAAGAATAATCTTTTCTTTTATTACAGCAATATCTTGTTGCATTTTTGCAACACTATCTGCCTTTTCCTCTACAGCGTTAAGACGTTCTGACCACATACCCCATGTCATGGCTATTGTGCCAAATAAAACTAAGTAGGGTAAAATTGTTTTAATTTCTATTTTCATTTTGATGTCGCACTCATACCACTTAAAGGATTATTTAAAGCTTTGTCAACGCTTAATTCAAGGTTTTCTTCTATCAGTTTAAGTTCATCCATAATCTCTCTAGTGTCTTCTTTTTGTCTATCTTCAACATCATTTACAATCTCAGTAATATGACGAACGTCTTGCTCCATGTTGCGAAGATCTGTTTTAAGGTCGTCTTTAAGTTCTCTTGCGGTAGATGCCACAATATTTATCTCATCTAATATAAGGTCGAGTTCGCTTTTCATACCTACTATTTGTTGATCAATAAGTTCTAATTCTGCTGTAGTTTCACTCTCTACAAGTGCAATCTTCTTATCAAAACCGGAGAGGTCCGGCTCGGTATACTCCAAAATTTTTTCCTTCATTGAGAGATAGTCGGAGTAGAAATTAAAAACTGCCCACGCACCTGATCCTAATGCACCTAATAAGGTAAGGATAGCGAATACCTTCCCTCCAGATACCTTCATCCCCGCATACTCAATACTGGGCATTTATCATCTCCTGAATAGTGTTTTCCTGTGCCATATCAAACAACATACCATACTGATCATCTATTGTCTTGTTTAAATACTCTGTAACATTTGTGTCTTGTATAAATGATTGACTATCAAAAAAGGTTTTAGTGTTACCTAATATTTGCATTACGATTAAAGTTTTCGTTTGAGCGGCATCATCATATCTCTCCTTGTCATCAATTTTCTTAACAATTTTAGTAGCAGCTTTTTCTTTCTTTGATACCTTAGGCTCTGATGGTTTCTCTTCTTTTACCTTTTCTTCTGGATCTTCTTCTTTTTGTTCTGTTTGCGGTTGTTCTTGTTCTGGTTCCTGTGATTCTTCTTGAGGTTCTTCGGTGATTTCTTCCTCAGGTTCAGCCTCAACAACTAAAACTTCTTCCATTTCCATTTCTAATTCCATCTCGATTTCTGTCTCGACCTCAACAATTTCAGGTTCGGGTTCAGGTAAATTAATCTCAATTTCAGCTATTTCTAATTCTACACTTGCAAGTGAAACTTCTTCAACTTCAGGCTCTATAGGTGTAAAAGATATATCTCCATCTTCTAAGCTGATGTCATTATACTCAAATACCTCTTCTACAAAATCTAATTCAGCGGTGTTAAAAAGATCTAGATAATATATTTCTTCTACCGTAGTGATTTGTTGCTCAATGATTGTATTAATAACGTTGTAAAATACATTAACAGTGACATCATCAAAGAGAGGGCCCACGGCAAGATTAATATCTCGACCACCTACTTCAATTCTTACTTTATTTAATACCCCACTGAAATCGAAAGTCCCATCATAAGATTGGTAACCTGATGCCACTCCAGACTCAGACAGGATGTCAGTGCCTTGAAAGATTGTAGAATTTCCGTTAAGTCCTCTAATGTGCATGTATATTCTATCTTGAGCATCTCGTTTATCTACTTCAATCGTGTATTTAACTTGTCCACCTTTATCTATTTGTAAATCAGATATGTCAACAGTCTGTACAAACGTTGTGCCCATACCAGCGACCCCTGAGTTGGATGTAGAGTTACCTGATCCCGTAATCTGTGCACACTTATCGGAACCTAAAGCATAGCAAGAGTTACCACTAGGCATGGTTGCAGGACCCTGTCCGCCCCAATCAACATCCATGTCGCCTTCATATTTTGAAGTCACATATTCATTGTCGCCATCAAGAATATCTCCTGAGTCTTCGTTAGTAACAGTCGTGGTTGTAGTAGTAACTGTAGTCGTAGTAGTTGTAATTATTTCTGTGCCTTTGTCTTCTTCAGTTTTAACAACATTTTCAGTTTCTGTAATTGTTACTCCAGGAGTACAAAGACCTTGTACGTCAGGTAAGCAATCTGCTTTAGAATAAGAGGAGACCAGTAGTAATAACAAACAAAGTTTTAAACAGAGCAGCATTTTGTGCATCACTAAACTCCTTTGGTTCTGGTTTATTGGCGGCAATATATTCTGGTTTGTATCTACTGCCGTCTGGAATTTTATCTGGATTTGCTTCCCAATATGCAGCAGCTTCAGCCCCGATAAGTCCGTTTACAGGGCACGGGGTCCCCGCATCCATCATGCTTGTCCAAACACGGGGGTCCTGACATAGAAGGGCCACCGCACTCACTTTCATGCCAAATGCGTATTGTGAGCGGGATAATTTTAAAAGCTGACACAGCTCGTCGTCTATAAGAACGCCTGTAGCAATACCTAAGACATTATTTTGAACTGCACCTCCGACACCAACTTTACAAATATCACTATTTGAATTGGGTAGAACGGGTGCATTCGCTGTTGGGGGTGTATTGTTTACTACAGTGCTTGACACTGTATTTGTCTCAGCGTAAAAATTTTTTGTGCCTCCAATAACTATCATTAAAGTTAGTATGAGACAGCTTATTAAATAAATAAACCACTTTCCCATTCAACATCTCCATCTCTTACGAGCTTGGCGTAATCTTGAGTTAGGGTCTTTTGCTGCTTTAGGAAATTTTTTCATTTGTCCTGCACTTCTAGCACAAAACGATTTTCTTCTTTTTGCTGCTTTACTACCAGGTTTAACTTTACCTGTTACAGCAGTTTTTAATTTAGAACCAGGATTGTCACGTCTATATTTAGCGACACCTGCTTTAGTCATTCCCGCTCCACTTTTGGTAGAGCGGAAATACTTTTTAGTTCTTGGTGGTTGCTTATCTCTAGCCATTACCCATCAAAGAAAATAGTAGCACTGTCATAGCCAGCGCTTATGTCAATATATGCACCGTCTCTAAAACGTATTCCTTCATCAGGAATATATGGATCTACTTGACCAGCAGCGGCAGGTGTATCAATCTCTAATAGTTTAGTACCACTTTGTGAAGTGTTTCTAAGTATTAAAGCTCCAGCCGTGCTAGAACTTACACCATGCATACCTCTTACTCTTGTAGCACCTGCAGTAAGAATACCTTGAGTGCCCGTTGTTGCAGTAAAACCTGCAGAAGTATTTGTTGCAACTGCTGCGTCTGCTGCAATCTGCGTTACTGTTAGAAATTTTGTAGAACCAGTCACAGTATTATTGTTTGGTCCTGTAATATCTTCAGTAATCGTAGATCCACTAGCATCTGTTCCGGTCACAGTAAATGTAACACCTGAGATGTTACCTGTAGATGTAAGAGTAACAGTTGTATCCATATTTGAACCATCATTTACAGATGATCCAGTCAACGTCATATTTCCGGCACCTCCTAATGTTTGAAGAGCAGCAATTGCTGCAGTGTCTGCAGCAACGGCCTTAAACAATTTACTATTAATTGGTGTTACGGACATAATTTACTCCTATTCGTAGCTTACAGCTCTGTCTTGAGCAGCCATGACATAGTCAATAGTTGTAGCTTTAGTTCCACTTGCGTCTCCTGACAAACTCATAGCAGTCAATTTAAGATTTGCTGTTGGAATGTTTGTTTGTGAAGACCCTACTTTTTTTCTGTTGATGTAGAAATCTACAGTGTCAGTTGATGTACCCTTTGTAGCTACAAAACCTAGAGTAATGTAAGTATCGTCAGCTAATGTTGCTCTTGTGGTATTTTCAAATGTTACAGTAGTCGCTGTATCAGAAGCTTCTGTCACACCAGAAATAACTGCACTACCATCTGTTAACAAAAATCCAATGATGTTTGATGATAATAAAGCAGCTTCTGGGTTAGTTGAGAATGTTTCTGTCATTCCTACAAGTAAATCCATTTGATCTGCATCTGATACTTTTACTCTAGTTTCATACCAAATACTATCACCTGCTGTTGAAGGGAGAGCAAAGATCTCATGTTTACCTTGAATAGATGCACCGTCGTTATCTGTAGTTGCAGTAGATGTTAAAGCAATCTCACCACCCTCTGCATCAGCTACAATAGCAGCACTTGCTCCAGAGTCTTTAACGATTGTCCATTTTAGTGTTGTGTCAACAGCACCTTCATAGAAATCATCCATGTAGGTGAATTGATCAGGCCACATTGATTGTTTTAAATTCTCTAAGCTACCTCTAGCTGATGAGAATAAAAGTGGGCCTTTAAAGTGTGTTCCAGCCATAATAAACCTCCTTGGTTGTATAGACCTTAACCATACAGTCTCTATACCGTCTGCTAGCTCAGTGGTGTATGGTCTTTATGCTAGACCTTCAATATGGCATAAAAAAAGGGCGCAGTCAAAGACATACGCCCTTTAAAAGATTAGGTTTTAGTTATGCTTACGCACCCGGTGAACCGAATACACATCTAGGATCAGAGAAACCAAATGAGTATCTCTCTCTAGCTTTGTATCTTACGTTTCCTGTGTCGAAATCACCTTCCATTGAAGTTCTAATTGGACTTCTTTGGAATAATTTGAATCCGTTAGGAATGTCGGTTTTAATGAAGAATGCATCTGGATCAGTTAAGTAGTTGTTTACTGTGTATCCCTCAGGAATCATACCCATGTTTC